TATGATGTATCTAGCCAGACTCCTGGCAAAGGACGTAGATGGAAAGACTCACTTGAAGTGCCCGTTATTATGGCGCAGCAACTTCGTGGTACTAACGTGATGAATGAGCGTGGTTGGTACACCACTGATACTTTGCGCCTTGTCATCTCTGTAGCAGATGCTGAGAGGCTTCTACCAGCCCTTCTAACAGACCCTAACGTTCACATCAAAGACCGTATTGTATTCCAAAATGAAGTCTTTGTTCCTACACGAGTTTTACCTCGCGGTCGCTATGCAAATAACTACGCAGTCGTTACAATTGACTGCAACCAGGTCAATAGCGAAGAACTCGTTAACGACCCACAGTTCCTTAACTTTGCAGATTTAAACAACCAAACAGTTACCTATGGCTACGGCAACGGCGCTTATGGTACAGAACCTTACGGAGTGTAAATGACAGTCGTATTGCCTAATAGTGGAGATAGAAATTGGAGTACTCGTTTAAATACTGCTATCTCTGGAATTGATACAAGAGTTACAACCCTTGAGTCAAAACTTATTCCACAGCAGTTAAAGACTGCACCAACTACATATTCTCTTGCGCTCACAGATGCGGGAAAACATATTTACGCCTCTGGTACTGGGCTTGTTCAGGTTACTATTCCTAGCAATACCTCTGCTGCTTTTGCTATTGGAACTATCATACGGTTAGTAACCTCCGATACTGCAACACTACGTATAAGCAGAACAAACACTTCTACTACAACCTTAGTTTGTGAAGGACTTGCCAGTAATCAAACGTATAATATTTCAGCCAATCGTATTGTTACCCTACTAAAGGTGGGCGCAGAACGTTGGATTCTTTCAGGAACTGGACTAACCGTTAACTAAAAGGAGATGTAAGTGGAAGACTTTGAAGCAGAAATTGACCCTTCACTGTTTGAGGAAGAGTTTGAAGATGTAGAATTAGAAGAGTTTGATGACCATGCATTTGACGAAGATGACCTAGAGGAAGAGGAAGAGTAATGGCAAATCCAAAACCTAAGATGGGTAATGGCAAAGTAGAAAAAGTCATGAAAGAATATAAGGCTGGTTCTCTTAACATTGGTAAGTCAAAGAAAAAAGTAACTAATTCAAAGCAGGCTGTTGCTATTGGCCTTAGTGAGCAGCGCAAGAAAGATGCTGCTAAGAAAAAGAAAAAGAAGATGATTTAATGGCAAAAACAATTAAAGCAGATGGTGAAAAGCACACCATTAAGAAGAATAAAAAAGGCGACATTATTGTTGACCACGCTGGTAACAAAGGTCCTTACGATAAAATTAATTTGACCAAAAAGGCTGGCGCTAAGACAGTAAAGCAAGGCGTTGCCGCCACAAAAAAATGGCACTCAACTCACAGTTCTAATCGAGGTAAGTAATGGCTGCTGCAAAGAAATCAAAGGTTAACGAGGCTGGTAACTACACTAAGCCTGGTATGCGTGCCTCACTTTTTAAGAAGATTAAGGCTGGTTCTAAGGGTGGAGACCCTGGAGAATGGAGCGCGAGAAAAGCACAACTTCTTGCTGCTGAGTACAAGAAGTCTGGCGGAGGGTACAAGAACTAATGGCTCTTGCTAAACCCCAACAGTCCCTTAAGAAGTGGGGCGATGAAAAATGGCGCACTTCAGATGGAAAAGAATCAAAGGGCAAAAAGCGTTACTTACCTGACAAAGCATGGGATGCTTTATCTCCTTCAGAAAAGGCTGCGACCAACAAGGCTAAGGCTAAGGGTAATAAAAAGGGCAAGCAGTTTGTTGAACAACCTAAAAAGATTGCAAAGAAAACCGCTAACTACCGATAGGAGAAAGACATGTGCGCTAAGTGCGGATGTGGTTGTAAGGCTGGTAAGCCAGCAAAGGGATGTAAGTGCACTTGTGCAACTTGCAAGAGCGCTAAGAAGGGTAAGAAGTAATGTGTATGTCCTGTGGTTGTGGTAAGAAGAAGGGTCAACCTGGCTACGGCAAGGGTAAGCCTTCTGCAAAAGGTTTATCACCAAAGCAAAAGAAAATTGCTGGTGCTGCTAATCCAAAAGACAAAATTACTGGCGATGACTTCAAGGCCTTGAAGAAGGGTAAGAAGTAATGGCAAAGATGACTGATAAGAAGCAAGACGCTAAGGTCATGAAAGGTATGACCCCAGAGCAAAAGAAGAAGTTTGCCAAGGCTGATAAGGCCATGGACAAGAAGAAGCCATCTCGCAAAGAAGATGAGAAGATGGACAAGGCGTTAGCCAAAAAAATTAAAAAGAAGTAAGAGATTGCCCCACAATTGTGGGGCTTTTTCTTTATCATTGCTTTATCAGTAACCCGCTGCGGGCCTGTGTAGTCCCACTACTTGCGCTTTTTAAAGGGGTTTATTCATGCTATCTACACCTGCCTTAAAGGTGATTGAGTAATGAATCATATCCATAGCGCCGTAGAGCACGCAGCCAAACAAACCAGTCGTTACATGACTGGGCAACTTCGTAGAGAAGCAAGAGCAAGCGGATGGCCTCGCCACGTTGTTGGTAACATGGGCGTTGTCTACAACGACAAAAAACTTGAAGTTCACATTCATGACAATCACCTTGCTGAAGCCCATGACCTTGAATACGGCACTACAACCAGCCGTCCTACCGCTGCTATTCGCCGCTCTACAAACCGCACTCAAGATGCTGATGCCTTCTTTATGAAGACCCTGCATAAAGTAATAGGTGAACTATGACATTTATTCTTTCTGAAGATAAGGCTCTTCGTGACCTTCTTAAGGGCATGAAAGTAACTGACCAAAAGACGTTAGACGATGGTGGAAACGCTACTCGTAACGTAGATGTGTGGTTTGGTCAACCTGACCAAGAACCACGTAACCAGTCATACCCATACATTGTTATTGACATGATTGATATTGCTGAAGACATTATGCGTGCAGCACGTGGAATGGTAAAACCTAATTATTTGCCTGACCCAGAAACTATGCCTGGTGTTCAAGAAGGCGATGACCCAACAGCCTATGACCCAGAAACAAACAGTTGGATGATTCACTGGCCTATTCCAGTAAATATTGATTACCAAATAACTACATACGCCCGTCAACCACGGCATGACCGTGAATTGTTAGCGCAACTTATGTACACAAGACTTCCTCTTCGATTCGGGATTCTCGAACCTGATGATGGAACTGTTCGTCGCTTAGATGTCTTAGACATTTCTAAGAGAGACGTAACAGAGCAAGGAAAGCGTTTGTTCGTAAATGCTTTCACAGTGCGTGTCTCATCCGAGATAGCACCCGAAATATACAACCAAGTATACAAAGCGCTACAAGTATCCGTTACAAGCACAACTGACAACCCCATTCTTGGGCGTGGTGAGTTTACTGCTATTGACCCGTTCACTATTTCGCAACCATAAGGTCCCCCTTACCCAACTAGTTAGGAGAAGAAATGGCATATAGCCGCCCAGGTGTTTACATCAGTGAACGCCTTCTTCCGCCTGTTCTTACAGGAGGAGTCACAGCAAATGCTGCTGGCGCCGTTGTTGCACCTTTTGCACAAGGCCCAGAAACAGTAACGCTTGTTAACTCTTGGTATGAATTTACCAAGTATTTTGGAGGCTACAACGCTTCCTACCCAGCCACCTTCCAAGTTGGCGCATATTTTGCAAACGGTGGCAAAGAACTTTATGTTCAACGCCTTCTTAAATCAGACGCTGTTGCTGCATCAGTATCTTTAGTAGACTCAGGTAGCACAGCACGAGTAACTGTTACATCTAAAAATGCTGGAACAGATGGAAACAACCTTCGTGTAGTAGTTACTGCAGGTTCTGTTGCAAGCACATACACACTGGCTCTTTACAAAGAATCAGGTGTTGCAAATAGCATTACTGACGATATTCTTTTAGAAAGTTATGAAAACGTTGTATTTGACGATGCAACATCAAGTGACTTTGGTCCAACTGTAATTAATACTGTTTCTCCAAATATTTCAGTTGCTGTTATTGCTGGTTATGCTGGTCAAGGCATAGTAAGCACTACCTATCCATTAACAAGTGGAACAAATGGCACAGCAGTAACATCTACTGATTACACAAACTACAAGGCTAGTGGAAATTCAGTTTTTGCACGTTTCTCACCTCTAGACCGTCCTCTTGTTATATTCCTTCCAGGAATTTGGGCAGCACTTGCGTCTGGTGAAGTTGCAGTAATTGATGCCGCTACTTCATGGGCAGAATCAAACAATGGTTTTGTTGTTATTGAAACAGCAGAAGCCCTAACTGTTGCTAACGCAATCTCAGCAGCAGGAAGTTTGACTGACACCAGTTTTGGCGCTGTCTACTATCCACACGTGTACATTGCAGACCCAGTAGGTCGTGGAACAGGTTCACTTCGTCTTATTGGACCATCTGGTGCAGTTGCAGGTCTTTACATGGCAACAGATGCAAGCCGTGGTGTCTTTAAGGCTCCAGCAGGTATCCAAACAACTGTTGCAAATGTAGTGGCTGTAGAAAAGTCATTTACATCAACAGAACTAGATTCAATGAATGCAAGCACATCTCCAGTAAACCCACTTCGCCAGATTCCTGGTGCAGGCCTTTCTGTTATGGGTGCTCGTACATTAAAGCAAGATGGAACAGCGAACAAGTATGTAAACATGCGTCGTTCACTCATCTATATTCGCAAGCAACTCAAGAACAACACAGAGTTTGCTATCTTTGAAAATAACGACGAAGCACTATGGTCACGTATCCGTAGCGCTCTTAATGTGTTTCTTTCTGAGTACAAAAACCAAGGCGGACTTCGTGGAACAACTAATGCTCAGGCTTTCTTCATCAAGTGTGATGCAGAAAACAACACAGCAACCACAATCGCTAACGGAGAAGTACACATCCAAGTTGGTGTTGCTCTTCAATACCCATCAGAGTTTATTGTCATTGACCTAAGTCAAAAGACAATTAACTAGGCCGAAGGAGAAAATATACAATGGCAATCGTAAATCCACGTTCAGGGTTAACTACTGACCCAGTACGTAACTTTAGGTTCTTAGTAACCTTTCAACCACAGGACACTTCAAACACCGCACTTGGTACAAAGACCATTCCAATGGGCTTTACATCAGTGTCAGGACTTGCCGTGACTACAGACTCAATCCCTTACCGTGAAGGTGGATACAACACCACTGTTCACCAGATTCCTGGTCAAACCTCATTCACACCGTTGACTCTTCAACGTGGTGTGATTCTTGGTACAAGCCAGAATTGGGATTGGATGAAGCAATTATTTGCAACAGTTCAGGCTGGCGGTTCAACTTTGGACTCAGGCAAGAACTTCCGTTGTGACCTTGAAATTGCAGTTCTTAACCACCCAGTCCCATCATCTGGAACTGGCGGAGGAACAGCAGGAACAACTTCAACAGATGAAGTTGCAATGCGCTTTAAGGTCTACAACGCATGGCCTACAACAGTGGCATACTCCGACTTAAACGCTGGAGATAACGCACTCTATGTTGAGCAAATGACCCTCGTACACGAAGGTTTTGACCTCAAGTGGGGTAAGTACAATGACACTACAAAGGCGTTTGAAAACGCAGCAGCGTTCTAATCTAACAAAGGACTAACATGACGAACACAATTAGTGCAGCGGCTAATCCCGCAATGGCAAACAAAGCCGTACAAGAAGCAATGGCTGAAAAGCCACAAGAAATAGAAATTCGCATTACCTCTCCTTCGGACACAGTAGTTAACCTTCCTGGCGGATACATAACATCCGCTGGGGAGGTTGCTACCGAAGCAGAAGTACGTGAACTAAACGGTCGTGACGAAGAAGAAATTTCAAAAGCAAGCACTCTAGGTAAAGCGCTATTAACAATTTTAAAGCGTGGAACTGTACGTATTGGTAATGAACCAGTAACAGAGCAGATGCTAGACAAACTTCTTTCAGGGGACCGAGACATGCTTCTTCTTGGAATCTTTAGAGCAACATTTGGAAATATTGCACACTTGGGCGGCTATTGCGGCTCATGTGCCGAAACAAAAGATGTTGACGTAGAAATTGATAAGGACATTAAAGTCAAAGTTTTAACAGACCCTCTTAATGACCGTACATTTCTTGTAAAGGGTAAAACCTTAGAGTACACAGTAGAACTACCAACAGGTATTACACAGAAAGAACTGATGCTTAGCGCAGACAAAACAGTCGCTGAACTAAACACTCTTCTTTTAGAACAAACCGTTGTTAAAATTGGAGAAGCCCCAGTAGTCAGTAAGATGCAAGTACAAAACCTTGGACTTACAGACCGTCGCAAAATTGTTGATGAAATTAACAAGCGAGTATGCGGCCCACAGTTTAATGACCTAACACTTGGTTGCCCAGACTGTGAAGGCGAGGTACAGGTTCCTATTAGTTTAGGTACCTTGTTTCGGTTCTAGCCGAATTTCTTATTCTCAGTTACTTACTGAGTGGAGAAAACTAACCGAACTTTATAAAGGATGGACGTTGACAGAGATACAGGCTCTGTCACCTAGGGAAAGAGACAACTGGTTACAAATACACCAGTTAAAGAGTTAAGGAGATGACATGGGTTACGCCGCAGATGTAAAAGCATTAACCGCTGACATCTCCAAACTTACCGACCAAATTAACAAAATGCACGTTGCCGTCTCGTTAGCGGGCAAAGACTCTGTTGGTATTTTTTCCGCTGTGCGTGGCGCACTTAGTAATGGTGGTCAACGTGGTAATGGTAGGGCTGGAAACAATCGTCTTGATGCTTCGTTTGGATACTTAAATCCAGCACCACCTGTCACCAGTATGGATGGTGGTGGACAAAGTGGTAAAGGTGGAGGCGGAACACCCGCAAAAACACCTAATGGTGGCGGAGCACAGTTTAGTGCTTTAGCAAGTACCTATGCCCAAATGGGCAAGGTTGGCCTTGCTTCATCTGCTTTGCAAGCGGTGACAACAGTTGGTAGCACTTTATACAACATGGTTCCTGATTCTTCTGGGGTTGTAAACCGTGCTGGTTCTTACTATCAAGCAGCATTGCGTTCTCCAGGAATGGGGCGTGCAGGATTAGAGCGTGCAACATTTAGTGCTCTTCGTGGTGGTATTACCAGCATTGGCTCTGATGCAAATGTTGCAAACATTTTGACTAATGCAGGATATAACCCAGGAAGTAAAGATTATTTATCTGCAGCACGCCAAGTACGTGGTGCTGCTACATACCTTGGAATGCAAAACGAAAATGCTGCATCTGCAATTGCTGGTCTTCAAGGTGGTCCAATGGGTGCTAACTTGTACCAATACGGTATTACAACTATGGGCGCCGATGGAAGTTCAAAAAGCGTTGGAGATATTGCCCAACAAATTTATCGTCAAATGTTTCCTAATGGAGCAACCGCAAAGGGCGTTCAAGGAGCAATTCGTAGTGGTTATGCTGGGTTAAACTTGCAGGGCATGGGAATGAACGCTGACCAACAACAAATGATTAGCCAAGCATTTGTAGACATTGCATCTGGCAAAAATCCAGACCTTGCCTCCGCTAAGTCTGCTGCTGGTAATCAAAATCCTTTTGACCCA